TCAGCCCGCAGGCGGTGGGGTGTGGGGGCGCTGGGCCACGAGGTCGGCCAGCAAATGCAGCTGTTCGCGCTGCAGCGCAATCAGCTCGGTCCACTGGTTTTTCTGCAGCTGGTCAATCTTGTCGTGCAGCATCATGATTTCCAGCTCGGCCTTGAGATTGACCTCGTAGTCGTGCTCGCTGCGCACGCGGTCCTTGTCGGCCTGGCGGTTTTGCGACATCAGGATGATGGGCGCCTGGATGGCCGCCAGCATGGACAGCACCAGATTCAGCAGGATGTAGGGGTAGGGGTCGAAGGTGTGGCCCTGCCAGGCCAGCAGCACGGCATTCATGCTGACCCAAATCAGCATGGTCAGTCCGAACAGCAGCACAAACGTCCACGAACCGCCAAAGCCGGCAACGGCATCGGCCGCACGCTGCCCCAGCGTGCCCTGGCCGCGTTCCAGCTCCTGGCCAAGGTTGCGCGAGATGTGGCGGCGGTGGGTGATGTGCTCGGCCACCTTGCGCGCGCGTTCATCGAGCGCGTCCAGCGCCGTGGTGCGCAGGGTGGGAGAGGCAGGGTCTGGGTGGTGCATGGCGGCTCCTCACAGCGAAGACGGAATCGCACCCAGTATGGCCGCAGCGGGCGTAGCGCGAAAGCCGTCGGACTCCGTGTTCAGTCCACCCTGCAGGCGGTGGCTGAGGCCGCTTCCCGGTGTATGCCAGCGGCAGAATATGACAGGCGCTGCTGTGGCGCAGGCTGGCTGCACTGGTCTGGCATACAAAGCCCGGCTGGTCGATCAATCCTCGTCCATCAAGTGTGCCGCCTGGTTGCGGATGACGGATTCCGCCCGGAAGTAGCCCAGCACCGTGGCCACGCTCTGGTGGCCGGTCAAGGCCATGGTTTCGGCCAGGGGCACGTTGCGCTTGCCGGCTTCGGTCACAAAACCGGAGCGCAGGGAGTGTGCGGAAAAATCGCCTTCGATCCCGGCCAGCGCACAGCGCTCCTTGACGATGGCGCGCACGGCGGCGGCCTGCAAGGGCTCGCCCAGGTGGCCACCCTTGCGAATGCGCCGAAAGATGGCGCCTTCGCGGATGCCGCTGGCGGCCAGCCAGGCGGCCAGGGCCTGACCAGCGGCCCCCAGCACGGGCTTGCTGTTGTCAGGCAGGTCGGCACCACTCTGGTTGGTTTTGGAAAACGCCAGCTCATACAGGTATTGGCCGGGGCCGATGCACTTGAGGTACTGCATGTCGGCATGGCTGACCTCGGAGCGACGGCGGCCACCACTGCTCCAGGCAAACAGCAGCAGGGCACGGTCGCGCAGACCACGCAGGCTGTCGTCGCAGGTGACCAGCAATTGCTGCAGCACGTCCTTGGTGATGGCGGCTTTCTTCTGCGCGCGTTCGCCACGCTTGGCGTAGGCCTTGCGCGTGCGCGAGAGCAGTTCGCGCACTTTCTCATCGTGGCAGGGGTTGGGCAGCTCCCGGTTCTGGTGCGCCTTCGACATGACCGCCACGCGGTGCACCAGGGTGTTGTGGCTGGGAGCGCCCAGCCTGGCCTTGCAGCCCGATTGCACCAGGGCCGCATCGATGGAGGGGGGCAACTCACAGCGCAGGCCATAGGGCGTGCTGCGCTGGGCATGGTCGGCAATAAACAGCAACACGGTGTCGACTGGCAGGGGCAGGGCAATCGCCTGACCCTGCCGGAACTGGTGCCAACCGGCCCAGTAGCGCATGGCGCTCTGGTAACTGCGCACCGTGTTCTCGGCTTCTCCCTCGCGCAGCAGCTCCCGCAGTGCGTGCAGGGTGCTGTCGCTGAGCTGGACAACGGCAGAGGCGGGTTGTGCCTGTGAAAGTGCATGTGTGTTGGTCATTTGTTGTATTTCTTTTGTTGTATGTATTAAATAATATGTATTACATGTGATGTTGTATAATAATATTCAGCAACTCACGATAACAATCTCTTATCGATGGTAATCTAACTTCTATGCAACCCACAGCACCCAAAACGCCGCGCGGCATCCAGGAAGCCGATGTATGGGCCGCAGCCGACGCGCTGCTGGCCGAAGGCCACAAGCCCACCATCGAAAAAGTGCGCCTGCACATGGGACGGGGCTCGCCCAACACCGTGGCGCCGATGCTGGACGCCTGGTTCAGCACCCTCGGTGCGCGGCTGGGGCTGAACCAGCACACACAGGATTTGCGCAACAGCGTGCCCACCGAGGTGCTGGAAGCCGCGCAAGGGCTGTGGTCGGCCGCGCTGATGCACGCACAGCAGGCGGCTGACCAAGCCCTGGCGGACCGTGCGGCGGAACTGCAGCAGAGCCAGGCCCAGCTGCAAGCGCAGGAGGCACGCTTGGCGCAGCGGGAAGAGGGCTTGCAGCAGCAAAAGGAGGCGATGGATGCCGCCCTGAAGCTGGCCCATGCACAACGCGAAGACCTGTCGCGCCGACTGGACGAAATGCAGCAGCAACTGCAAGAGCGGCACGCTCTGGTCGAAAGACTGCGCCAGGAAAATGCCGATCAGCGCAAGCACCAGGAAGCGTTGCGGGAACAGCAGGCCCAGGAACTGCAAGTGGCCAGCCAAGAGCGCCAGCGCCTGGCAGAACAGTTCGCCGGCAATGAACGCCGCATGCTGGCCGACCTGGACCGCAGCCGCCAGGAAGTGGAAAAAAGCAAGAAAAGCCTGCAAGATGCCGAACGCAAGGCAGAAGCACGCTATGAAGAACTGCAGGCGCGCTACCTGCACAGCGAGGAAGAACTGCTGAACGCCCGCGCCGCGAATGTGCAGCTACAGCAATCGACCGCGGTGGCGCAGGAGCGGGTGCAGGAGCTCAAGACACTGCTGGAAATGCGCGACACGCAACAGGCCACCGTCACTGCAGTTGACTCACCAGCAGACAAGCAGCGCTCCAACAATCGCTCACTGCAACGCCGCGCCTTGTCGCAACGTGCGCTGCGCTTGCCGCGTAAGTGAGCTGAAGCCCAGCGACTCGATGAAGGTCTGTCACTTGGATGGTAGGCCTTTTTCCATGTCGATGCCGCAAACCATATCAAGGTTTACGGCTCGCACTGGACAAACGTTTTTTCCTTATGTGTCGAGGCTGGCCAGGCAGATTCATACGGTTGAGCAACCTCAGCAGATTGCCGGTTGCAAAAGGGATGTCTCGCTTGCCGCTCAGCCAGTTATGCAAAGTGCGCTCAGTGACGTGCAGATACTTGGCACAAGCAGCCATGTCCATAGCGAGGGACTGGTACATCGCCTTGAACCTCGAAGCAAGCTGCATGCGGGAATCCGGGTCATGGCGGCGTAGATACATACGCCACTTGTTTATATACAATGTTGTTTTATGTATACAAAAAATAACAAATAGGATTCGTGCGGGGCGTTGCACCCGTGCTCGGGGCGCATCATTCGCCGCACTCGCCGCCACCTTGGCCGTGCGCGCTTCGCTTGCGCTCGGCCTGCGGCGTCGCCTCGGGGCGGCTCGGGGCTGCGCACTGTGCGCGGGAGGCAACGCCCTCGACCTTGCGGCCTCACCCAGCTACAGGGTATAACCAGCCGCCATGAACGCTGAAATAGTCTTTTGGGGGATTGTCGTTGCTGGGGCCTTGCTGATTGGGTGGATCACATGGCCAACAAAAAGCACGAATGTTGTGCCGTTCAAAAAGCCCAAAGGCAAAAACAAAAAGTCAGAGCGGAACCACCTGGACGCCATCTACAACCCGAAGCAGTACAGACGCCCAAGGCGCTAAAGCGCAATACCTTGTTTATCAAGCGAGAGAGCGAAGGCCCTGCTTGAATAAGTAAAACGCCCTCCGTCAATTGGCATGGAATGGCGAGAGGTGCCGGTAACAACGCGCCAAGATAGACCGGTACTTGATGCACATAGGTTGACATCAGGGGCAAGCCCCCGATACCCCCTCAGTTAACTCAAAGACTGCCAGTTAGGTTGAGTTGTGCCGTACGCGCTGCACGGGTCACGGCTTGCTGCGCGTCGTGGTTTTGTACCGCGACGGCGTGTTTAATCTCTGGACTGTTTTGGGTGTCCTGATCGACCGGGGGAGGGGTCTTGCTTTGTGCTTGCTGTACAGGTACTGGCGGACTGTACGCATCAAAGCGCGGGTTATTAATCGCAAAAAGACATTCGTCATGATTTAGCCCTGCATTGGTTCCTTGCTGTGTAAAACACTTGCACTCACCTTTAAAGCAGACGCCGCCAGCTACAACCGGGAACGCTTGTACCTTGCGGACGTCATCGAATGCGGGTGCAGTTTCGGGCATGTTAGACACGCGAGGTATCCAATCAACACGGTCGTCGATTTTTTTAACTGGTAAAGATGCCGGAGGAGGTGCTAGACCGACAGAGGAAGCAAGGCCAGAAGCAATGGCCGGGGCTTGCTGGGTGATCGCGGGTTTGTCAGGCTGTGGGGTTACAGGGTCAGATTTAAAACTGCTGTAGAGGGTCCAAAGCAGGTAAATCAGAGCGAGGATTGCAGCGCCGACAAGGTAAAGCATAACGGGCCTATTGCGGACAGGCTTGATATGCATTGATGCGCTTTTGTACTTGTCAAAAACGTGCTTAGGGAGGGTATAGCGGCGTTTGTTTTCGCAACGCTTCCAACTGTTGTTGGTGTCACATTCGGGGAACTCATAAAGCCAACGGCCCATCCAGCCAGTATCACGAATGTGGAGATGGCGCCCAACCAGTGCTCGGACGTTGGAATCAATGAGCTTGACGTTTTGAGTTATGAGAATGAAATCAATGCCGCGGTGGCGGTGAGTTTCCAAGGCAGAGATGCACTCAGGAACTTTTGCACCTGGGCCACGTGGTCGCCATTTGCGCTGGATTTCATCGCAGATGATAAGGGAGCCGTCAGGGACTTCCGTGTGCCACTCCATAACATCCAATTCGTAATGCTCCAGCAGCAGGCCGTCGAGGTTGTCAACGTAGAGAGGGCGGTCAGCGTATTCACGCAGAAGCAGGTCAACCGCTAAAGCGGTTTTTCCAGCTCCAGGGGTTCCAGTGATTACCGTAATCATTTAGCCCCCGATGAAAGCAATGCGTTTTGCAAACCGGATGGATGCAGCAGCGACCATGGCACCGAGGACGATGCCAACGGCCTTGGGTACTTCTGCAATAGCCAGGAACTGCAATACCTCAGTGGGCATAGAGTTGTAGGCAGTACGGATTTCATTGATTGCGTTATTCAACGCATAAAGGATGGCACCGTAAGTCACGATGCCGAAGCCAAGAGCCACCACCGCACGGATGATGGCGTACATCATGATGTACTTGAGGATGGCACCCATCAGTTACCCCTTGAAGAATAGAGAATCCACGCTGCATAGAGCCATGCAAGGGCAAGCAATAAATTGCTGATAGCGGCTAGCTGGTCGCAGAAAGGCTGCCAAGAAATTTGGCGGCCGCCGAGAGCGTTGCCAATGCTCGGGAATGCAGGGCAGGACTTAGCACCTTGGAATCCGGGAATGGGGTTGAAATCCAAATCAATTGCCTTTTCAGGCAATTTGGTGTCGTCGTCCTCGTGCTTTAACTCTTGGCAAGCAATAACCGTAGGGTACTTCTCGCAGAAGTCGGTTTTGTCGGGGTCTTTGGGTTCGTTGCCGGATGGGCCACCGCCTGTGTCAGGCAGTGGCTCGGGTTCACGTGATGGGGGTGCGTTGGGGTCTACGACCGGACGATTAACAGGAGTGGTTTCAACTTGCCAAGGGCTACCAGGAATAGGGGCAGGCTTAACCTCAACACCGGGCTGCACTTGGGGAGGGTTTGAAGGGCTTGGGGCCTCAGAGGGATTGAAGTTGGGATTCTTTACAGGGTCACCAGTGGGGATAAAAACCGGCTGTATGTTGGGTTGTTCTACAGGCAAAGGCTCTGGGATGTGGCGGGGCACATCGGCAGGCATGGGGTGCTTGGTGAGTTCCTCAATGGCTTCTTCTTGGGTGACTGTTTTAGGTGGGGAAGTTTGAACACAACCGGCAGGGGTAACGTACCAACCAGCAGGACAAGAAGTGGAGGGACGAGAATAGAAAATGGCCGCATTAGAAACGCCACCAGGGACCCAGTCGTTATAAGCGGGCCTAAAAACTTCGAAATGGTAATTACACCCGCCTGTAGCAGAAATAGAACCATAACCGCCACGATATGGGGGGTATCTGTCTCTGTTTGCGTAGGCTTGAGCAGCCGCATTACACGCAGAAATCTTGTCGCCGTAAAAGTTTAAATTGTCAGTCGAATACTCATTACCGTCTGATTGTGGGTAAGAAGAATTAGGAACAGTCCAAAGGCCGGATGCTTGATCGTAAGCCAGACCTGCAAGGCCGAGCCAGCCAGCGATGGAAGCTGCGGTGCGGATACCGGGGTGGAGCATCACGGCAGCGGCTGCTACGCGGGGAGCGTTGGAAGCAAAGCGCAAAGAAGCAGGCAAGGCCACATTGCGCCCGCCCATATTGAGGGAGGCACTTGTGGAGACAGAGCCAGTGCTAAAGATCGAATTTATAGCCATCTTGGAGCCAGTGACAGAGCCACCAGCACCGCCACCAGCAGACCAACCAGCAGGGGGGGTGGCCTGCACATACAGCGCATGCGCAGAGCCAGCAGAAAGGGCTAATGCTGCAATCAGCCCTTTGAAATGATGATCCATAGAGCACCCAGCCATGCGATAGAAAGATAGATTGCGCCTTCAGTCATCGGATACACCTATACGAGCACGCCACAGAATCATGATTCCGTAGACGCTTAGAAGGCCAAGGGTGATGGCAGCAAGAATGGGGGATACATCAGCCATCGTGAGAAGCTGGCATGGCTGCGGCTCCTGGGGAACCTCAAGCACCGTAGCCATGCCCCCTGCAAGAGGTTGCAGGGAGTAAGTCACCGCGGTTTCAGAGACACCCGAAACAACCACAAGGTGTGCTTGTCCCGCGTGCTCCAAAACCTTGCCAGATTCGGCGGACGCTTTCGCACTCAGAGCTTGCGCTTTCGTGTTGAAACACGTGCCGCCGATCTGGTACATAGCAGTGCCTTACTTGGAACGCCACAGCAGCTTGATTGCGAAGATCGCAAACAAGCCGAGCACCACCGCCGCCGCGATCAATTCGCCCTTAGAGAAGGCTTCTTCGACCTTGGCGACGATGACCGCGCCATGGTCAGTGGATTGAGCCATGGCAGCAGAGGACAGAACCAGAGCACCAGCAGCAGCGCCCACCTTATTACCGTACTTGCGCAGAGCGCCGATTGTTGTGTTCAACATAGGACTTCTTTCATGCCTCGGGATGGAACCCCCAACGCCTAGAGGCGGTCAGCGGGGGGCGAGAAAACGGAGAGCAACGACAGCCACGATAAAAAGCAGAGCGCATGCAGCGATAGGCCAAAAAGGCACAGTCATGGTTAAAGCTCCGAAAGGTCAACAACCTGGGCGTTGTGGAATGCATCGACGTGGTCGGCGATCATTTCGGCGGCAGTTTCAGCATCAGGAATGGCGCATGCGTCTTTAAGCAACATGACCCAGCGCGGCTGGCCGTCGTCAGGGTCAGGAGCCAGAAAGGCACCTGTAAATACCGACTGGATCACGTAGGCCATGGGTTAGCCCTTCGCCTGGGGGCGAATGTCCACGAGGGTCAGCTTGGAGCTGTTCTCAGCACCTGCAACCATGTCGAAAGTGGCTTCCACCTGAATGCCACCGGCAGGCCATTTGTCCTTCATGTTTTTCCACTTTGCGAACTCGGTGGAGGTACCGAGCTTGAAAGGGCGGGTCACTTGGCCGATGGTTTCCCCGGTCGATTTCTCGCCCAGGTCAACGGCCAAATGGAAGGTGGTGGAGTCAAAAGCACGAGCTGTACCGCTCGCGGTTTCAAATTCACCCTTGGAAGATTGAATGCCGGTCAAAACGGCAGGAGCTGTAAAACGCATTTGATTTTCCTTGGTGGGCTTAGGCAGTCAGCATCCCGGCTTGCCCTTTGCCGGTGACCGAATAGAAGCACTTGGCAAACGTGGCCGCGACTTCGTCGTGGTCAAATTTGCGTAAGCGGTTGGGAAGTTTTTTGCCTTCGTCAAAAAGCTCGTCGAGCACCTTCATGGGGAGGTGTTTCAGAGCCAGGAGGGCAGAGGGGGCGGCTGTTTCCATGAACCAGCGCACGGAGCGGGACACCTCAGCATCAATAGATTGCTGCTGTAGGCGTTCGGTTTGCTTTATGGGTTGTGCCTGGTACTGGGTACCATGCTCAGCCAGGATGGATGCATGCCAGTTGGAAGCACCCGCAAAGAAATCATGAGGACGGCGAAGAATGTCAGAAGGAATGACCCGTATTTGGTTGCCGTAGCGCAGTTCCACACGCCACCAGTTCGAATCATCTTCACAGCCGAATAGCTGCTTGCCTTTTTCGTAAGCGTTGGTGAGCTTGCCGCTTTCGCGTGTGCCGATATAGAAGGAGGAGCCCTTGCTTTTCTCGTTCAAATCTTCATTTGCACGACCAGCAGGGCGACGGCCATGACAGTCCATCGCGCCGCTCAAAAAGTCAGACTTGACGCGCTCAAATCCACCTTTTAGACCGTCGAAGAAATCCAAGGCCAAGTCGGCACGGGTGATAAGTCCCCCGTGTTCGTCGATGAAGTCGGCCATTTTTTCGCGCCAGCCGTGCTGGGCGAAGGTGCAGCCCATGCCCTCCAGATTCAGGTGTACTGTTTTGTCCTGGCTGCTGCGGTATTTGCCGTTGGAGGCAGAGAGGAAGCCCACCCAGCCGATGGGGTAGCCTTTGCGGGAAAGGGTGTAGCGGTATTTGTAGAAGTCCCGACCGGGGAGCAGTTGGGATTCAATAGCGAAATCTTGACCCAGGTTTTGGGCAATCTGCTTGCCCAGCTCGTAGGCACGATCAGCGGCAAACAGCTCATCCTGGGTCAGTTCGTTCAGATGGGGGTGGACGACCTTTTCAAGGTCTGAACGCTGGCCGGAACCAAAATACGGGTCCGTTGGGTCTTGGATATGCTTGGGGAACAGCACATCGACAGAAGGAGCTGGGCACTTGCGGAGCTGGAAGGTTACGCGGAGCCAGTCGACGTGGACGAATGAGCCTCGCGCTGCGCGTTCGGCCATCAATCGCACTTTGATTTCGCGGCCTTCTAAGACCAAGGCTGATTTCTTGGTCATAGAACGCGCCCTGTAGAAGTATTCCCCGTGTTACCAACGGGGACAGTTGGCGAGGTAGGTGCTGTGTTTACGTCGTCACCAAAATTGATAGCAGCCTGAGGGCAGTCTTTTAAGGAAACAACATCAGAGGAAGATACATAGCAATTCAGTTCTGAAAGTGCCTCGGACAAAGCACGGCGGGCAACCAGCTTTGCAGGAACAGTTCCAGCCTCAGGCCTGCGATAAGCACGAATTTCTACAAACGCCACAACGCCGGGTGCTGGGTAAACAGTTAGCTGCACATGACAAGCGGCCTTGTCAGATACTTGGGTTTGTGGTGATGTGGAGAATTGCGACATTGCGAACGTTTGGAAATGGCTTACAACGACGTCGAATGTAAAGAAAAAGGATAACGAAATGTTGTTAGTGGAAACCCTTATTGCAAAGGCAGCAGAGAAGCAAGGATCACAAGCTGCGCTTGCTCGTGAGCTTGGTGTACATCGCGCACAAATCACAAACTGGAAAAATGGAACGGACAAGTGCCAGCCTGCCGACTTGGCCGCAATCGCTTATTTGGCGGGATATAACGCTCTCAATGTGCTAGCAGCAGCAACACTCAAAGAGTATGAGGGAACGCAGAAAGGTGCAGTGTTGAATGCAGCTTTGGGAAAAGAGATTCCGGGCCTTGGATGCTTAAACGCAAGTGGTTTGACACCCCTTAAAGGGGGGTTAGCTGAAAGATACAATGTATATTATGTTTAATCGCTTGCGCGGTGCTCTGAAGCGCCTCCGGAGCGGTTTCAAGGCACCTCTTTTCACCACTTTGCGCATGGCCTGATGTGACCAGCTTTGCGCATGTTCCGAGCACCTAGACCCGCGCAACTTCCGCACCTCCATTCGATGCTGGACAACATCGGGCGCAACGATGCTGATCTAGCCAAATTCCTGGATATTTCGCCCCGCACACTGGGCAATTACCGCAGCAAAGGCCAAGCGCCGCGTGTGGTTATGTTGGCCCTGTTTTGGGAGTCCGCCTGGGGCCAATCGGCCGCAAACTGCGATGCGGTGAACTGGGGAAGGCTTCAGTTTCAGGAAAACGCGATGCTCAAACGCCAGATTGCGAAGCTGCAACGCCAAATCCTTGAGCTTGAAAAGGCAGTGGCCGAGGTGGACAAGGCAGCCAATAGCCCGATCTTTGACGTTCGCTAG